AATGGTTCCTAATAGAGAACAATTTCCTGAAGCTTCTGATCATATAGCATTAAACCAATCTGAATTCTTTTCATATAATAATGTGTACTCTTCAGATAATAATTCTAAAATATATATTCCTAAAAATAATTTATCTCCTAATATATTTGATTATGATGTACGTGTATATAGATCAGAACCTAAGATAAATGGAGAATTAATAGATTCTTGGAGTATTATTAAACAGAATAATTATATAGATATAGATTCCCAATATAGTAAATTATATCTTTTAATATTATTAAATAATGAATTGTTATTTTTTCAAAAAGATGCTTTTGGTTTATTATCTGTAAATGAGAAATCTATAATACAAGATAAGACAGGTTCTGATATAGTTCTTGGTATAGGAGGAGTGATTGATAGATTTGATTATAAATCTGAAAAAATAGGTACTAAACATAAATTTGGTATATCTAAAGGATTAGATAGTCTTATTTTTTATCATCATAATACAAATTCTTTTTATAAATACAGTGAGAAACTTCAAGATTTTTCAGGATTAAGTGGTTTTCATAACATAAATACAAATAATATGTTAGATAAGGATAATCCTTATCTATCACAAGGAATAACAGCAGGATATGATTTTTTATTTAAACAATATTATTATACAGTATTAGGTAATGATGTTGTTTCTGAGTTAGAAAATAATGGATTTACATTATCTTATAATGATATAATTAATAATTATCATTCTTTTTATTCTTTTAAACCATGTGTTTATATTAATGATAATAATAATTTAATAACTTTTGAACCACTTAGTAATTCTGCATATATCCATAATAAGGGAAAAATGTCTGAATTTTATGGAAATATATATCCATTTGAAATTACAACATTAGTTAATCCTTTTATTAATACTGAAAAAATATTTGATAATTTTATTATAGATGTAGAAAATTATACTTATAATGCTAAAAATAGTATCTTTAGCATATCTAATAATAGTACATTATCATCATTTCAAGTATGGAATGATTATCAAAATACTAATACTGTACCATTAATAAATGATGTCACATATAAAAAAATTAAAAGAAACTATAATATAAATATAGGTGGGAGTAGAGTCTTAGAT